GATTTCAATAATCCATTTGATGACGGTGGTGTATTGAAGTCTAAAGATTTAAGTCCTTCTAATCACACAATTATAGCAAATGGTTGGGGAACAGATTTAAACTTATTAAAAGCGAGTCAAGTAGAAATAAATAGTTTGAGATAATTATGAAAGAAAATATAGTTTTAATTGATGTAGATTTGAAATTATATGGAAAGAGAGAGCCAAGGAACTTGATTGAAAGGATCAGGTTCTTCTTTGGCATAAACTCTTACATATGGATGACTTTAAAAGATATTGAGTATAACATAGATGGAGTGAAAGTTATTGTCCCTAAGGGCTTTAAAATGGATTTGGCATCTATTCCAATGTTCCTTCAAGGAATATTTAGTTCACACCCACCAAGTTTGAAGGCATACATACTACACGACTACATTTACGTTCACAATATAATGCGTGAAGAGATGGGTGATAAAGAAAATAGATTATGGGCAGACAAGTTAATGTTGAGTATGGCTAATGAGTTGTGGGATAATAAAATTGACAACTACATTAGGTATTATGGTGTTCGTCTTTTTGGAAAAAACATTCACAATAAATATTAGGATAAGGTATTGAATTGAGCTTAGAAAGTTTTGGGGAAAATGTATCCGTTTGTTTTTTAGCATTGGTCTATTTCTTTTTCTATTTTCTTTCTTTCCTGTTCCCTATGGTTGTTTTTAGTTCTTTATTTGAGTATGTTATATAGTGTATTCCTTGGGAACATAATGAAGGGAGAGTTAGTAAGGTAAGGGTTGTAATTGATAAGGTTCAAGTTACAGTACAGATTTAAATAAACAGACCAACAAATAAATTAGTTTAGAAATTAAATAAAACTGATTTATAAGAAGAGTGTTGGATATATATAGATAAAGAGACTTTATGGATTCATTATTAATATTAATATCAAAATTCCTAGCAAGTAGACTAGGCTTAAATACAGAAAGCACATCAAACCTAAAGAATGTCTTGAATAGTGTGTCAAAAAGGCTTGGTAAGAGGTCTTTACTCGCTACATTATGTTTGGTGTTGTTTATCACAATCAATTCAACAGAGATAGCTGAAACAAGCACAGATGCTAACGCAAATAAGACTTCAACAGCAAAAAAAGAGATTGAAAAAGAAAAAGACACAACTTTCTCATTGAAAGATGTTGTTGCAAATTACTCAAGTGAATTGGGACAAGGAAATAAGAGCTATCTATATAGTTTTGAGTTCTTGTTGTTGGCTATAGCTTTTGTTTTGTTTTTCATTAAGCCAAAAACAAAAGAAGAAGAAGAAGAAGGTGACATTATTCAAAGAACCATTAAGCAGTCAAATCAAATAAATAGAGAATTATCTATTTCAAGAAGAGCCTGCAACGCTGACTATGTTTCAATAAGTCTTTTTCATAATGGAACTGTGACTTTCAACAGAATACATTTACTTAAAACAACACGTTTGTTTGAAAGTTGTGGAGACAAGGTAGTTTCAAGAATGCTATTAGACAACAAATCTTTTTCTTTGCAGCCATTTTATTCAGCAATTTTAGAAATAATCAATTCAGATTTCATATATGTTGCAGACGTTGATGTTCAGGAGACATCTCAATTAAAAACAATACTTGAAATGCATGACATTAAATCTGTTTTATACACACCTGTTTATAGTAAAAGTCAAATTGTAGGTTTTATCTGTTATGAGTGGTTGGAAAAAACAGAATTAACAACTGAGGAGATTAATAAAATAAGGAATGATTACAAAAATATAAAACCATTCCTTGAATTATAAAAAAAGTAAGATATATATATTATATGGGATTCAGAAATTTATTTAGTCAATTCAAACAAACATTTACTTCTACCAGTGGAACTAAGTCCAATTCAACATTTGGTACTCCTGTTTCTTCTGTTAAAAGCAATTATGAATGGCTTGGGAAATACAGCCCTTACAACTTTGATAAGATAAGTGAAGAGGCTGCCATTAAAGATGGTTATTTAAGCAATGAAGATATTTTTTCTATCATTAGCTACATAGCAAAAATTGGTTCTACGTTAGATTTGGTTTTACAAGAAGAAAAATCTGATGGGACAATTGAAGTTGTTGAAAAAACAGATAAACTATACAAGTTATTAATGAAACCAAATGATCATCAGACAAAGAATGATTATTTCTATGAGTTGATTACAAATTACTTATTGACAGGTTCTGTTTATCAGTTAAAGAATATGTCTGTTGGATTTAATATACCTTCAAGTTTGTTTATTCTTCCGACTCAATATGTCACACCATTCAAAAACACAGAAGATGATTTCATAGACCCAATTAGAGGTTATTATTTCAGTTACAATGCAAAAAGGGTTGAGTACAATCCAAGTGAGATTATTGAAATTGTAATGTTTGACCCTTCTTATACATCACTTAAAGGAGTTTCTCCATTGCAGAGTGGTAGATTGGCCTTAGAGACCTCAAATACTATTCATAACGCAGAATGTTCTTCAATTGAAAATAATGGTGCTAGTGGGATTATAACATCAAAAAACGAAACATATCCATTAACATCAGAAGAAAGAGAAACAGTTGACAATAACTTTAAGAAAAGGTCTGGTGGTTCAAACAATTTTAATAAAATACTTACATTAAATGGGAGTATTGAATACACAGAGATTGGAAAGACACCAAAAGAACTTGACCTTTCAACAATTGATATCAGTAAACTTAGAAAGTTTTGTAATTTATATGGAGTTAGTTCACAATTATTCAACGATCCAGCAAATAAGACATTTAACAACTTAAAAGAGGCGAAAGCTAGTTTGTATACAGATCTTTTAATTCCATTGATAAATAAGATAATTGAATCGATGAATGTTTATTTAATTGATGATATAAATCAATCTCTTTCTAAAAATTACCTACTAAGCTTAAACGTGGACAAAATTGACGTTTTACAGAAGGATAAAAAACAAGAGGCAGAGAAAAACAAAATAAACAGTGAATCTTTGTTGAACATATTAAAAGAGATAACATCTGGAAGTATATCTGCTGAAACTGGAAAGGACATTCTTGTTTACACATTAGGTCTTGATGAAACTTTTGCAGAAAAAGTTACAAGTAGTTTAATTGTTCAGACTACAGAAGCCACTGAAATAAATAACAATGAAGAAAACAACAGTGAAGATGAGTGATAAAAAAGATAACACAAAAAAAGACAGCAATATAATAAAATACAAATCAATGTCTGATGATAGTATTTCTATATCGAAAGACAATATGATTGTAGAGGGGTATTTCGCTGCATTTAATAACATTGATAGTGATGGTGAAGTTTTCACCAAGGGAGCTTTTGCTAAGTCTATTATGGAGCATGGACCTGGTTCTGTTTCAAACAGAAAGATTGCTCATTTAGCATACCATGATGTTACTAGACCGATTGGAAAGATAATTGAATTGATTGAAGATGATTACGGATTGAGATTTAAGTCTGAAATGGGAACACATCAAGAAGGTAAAGATTTCTTAGAGATGTATAAAAGTAAAATAATTGGAGAACATTCAGTTGGTTTTAATTATATGCTTGATAAGATTTTAAGAAAAACTTCACCAGAAGGGGTTGTTTATGACCAACTTTCAGAAGTAAAATTATGGGAAGGAAGTGCTGTTGTTTTTGGGGCAAATGAAAACACACCAAATTTAACAGAAATAAAAACACAAAAGGATTTAACAAACGTGTTGGACAAAATTAATATTAGAATGGAAACATTCATTAAGGCAGTTCAAGACAAGAATATATCAACTAAATACAATGAGCTTTTTGCAATTGAATTACAACAATTAAAAGACTCTTATGTATCACTTATTCAACGTGAGTCGTTTGATGACACTCAAATTGAAACCAAGTCAGAGGCATCAGAAGAAGAAAAAGATTCATTAAAAAGAAATTTTCACTTATTTTAAAAAAAACCGAGATAAATAAATAAAGAGGTTTTAATTAAATAAAAAAAAAGAAACAAAAAAATGTTTGAATTAAAAGATTATATCGTAAAGAGTCAAGCTGTATTAAAAGCAATGACAGAAGATGAGCTTGTTGAGTTAAAATTAGCAAATGAGCAAATCAAAAAAGAAAATGACAAATTGGTTTCAGAAGCAATGTTAAAGTCAAGCAAAGAACTTGAAGGACTTAAAGGTGTTTTAGAAGTTCAAGGAAAAGAATTAACTAGTTTAAAAACTAAAGGTTCAACTGTAACTGTTGCTGATACTATTATCAAAAGAAAAGAGAATGTAGATACATTCGTTAAGGATTATAGAACAAAAGGTAGTTCTAAATTAAAATTAGAAGTTAAAGCTGTAACAGGAGCATCAGTTGCTGGTTCTACTTTATCTTTTGGTGAGCCTGATGTTGGAAGAATCCCAACAAGAAAAACTTTTTTATCTTCTTTATTTAGAAAAGTAAATTTAGGTTCTAACGCAGGTGGTTCAATTACATATATCGATGAAGATACAGTAGCTAGAAACGCTGACAATGTTGCATCTTGTACTCCAGTTCCAGAATCTGATATTACTTGGATTGAAAACAAAACTGATGTTAAGAAAATTGGTGATAGTCTTCACGTATGTAAAGATGTTTTAGAGGATTATGATTTCATTCAATCTGAAATTGACGTTTTCTTACAAACAAATATGATGTTGAAATTGGATCAACAATTACTAAAAGGTGATGGTACATTATTGCAATTTGGTGGAATTGATTCTTTCGCTCAAACATTCTCTGTAGGGGCTGGTTCTCCAATTGAGTCTTTAGCTAATCAATTTTATATGGCTAATACATATGATGTTATCACAGCTTCTATCAACCAAGTAGAAAACTCTGGACAAAACAATGCATATAGCGTAAATGCTATTTTAATGCACCCAAATGATATTGCTATTTTATCTGGTGAAAAAGATGCTAATGGTAATTATTTAATTCCACCTCAAATGTCTGCAACTGGAGGAATCTTTATCAAAGGTATTCCTGTAATTGCTTCTCAGTTAATTACTGAAAACACATTATACGTAGGTGATTTCTCTAAAGCTACAATGTATGTTTTAAGAGACCTTGAATTGGATTTAACTAATTCTCATGGAGAGTTATTTACTTCTCAAATCAGTGTAATCATCGCAACATTAAGAGCATGTTTAGTTGTTAAAAACGCAAACAAAAATGCATTCTTAAAAGTTGATGATGTATCTGCTGCTAAAATAGCATTGAACAAAGTTTAATTAAAGTTTAATTAAAGCTTAGTTTATATACAACATTTAAAGAAACAGAGGTTTGATAGATCTCTGTTTTTTCTAAAAATAAAAAAAAGAAAATATGAAACTTAAATTTATAAAAAATCACCCTGTTGGGATTAAGGTTGGAAAAATTGTTTCTGTTGACAATAAATATGGAGAAAAATTATTGAAAGATGGTTTTGTTGAATTGTTTGTTGAAGAAGAAAAAGAAATTAAAAAAGAAGAAAAGGTTTCAAAAGCAAAAAAACCAACAGTAAAAAAACCAACAGTAACAAAAGAAGATAAATTGGATTCTGTAAAAAGAACTGGACCTTCTTCTAGTAAAAAAGAAAAATAAAAAATTGTTCAAGTTGCTAAATAAAATAACCAAACTATGATTATAACTTCTGAAGACTTCAATAGTGGTCTATATAAAATACCACAAAGCAAAGGGTTGTGTAATGATGACTTGGAAAACTATATTGCAAGATTTGAACCACAGATCATAAAAGAACTTTTAGGTTGTGAATTGGGACAAATTTTTTTAAACGACTATAATGTAGGAAACAAAAATATGGATACACTTGAGTATCAACTTTTGTTTGACAGCATTTGCCAAGACGTTAAAAGTAATTCTTTCGGATGCTACAACGGAATAATGAAAAACAATGGATTAATAGACATGCTAAAGGGATTTGTTTTCTTTTATTATATGAGAGACTTTTACAACAAAAGAACTCTTGTTAATGTTGCAAAAGTAAGTGGAAAGGTTAGTGATAATGTTGGAAATTCTGCTTTTGGTCTTTATAATTTTTATAACATAGCAGTTGAAAGCTATAGAGTAATTCAATATTATGTAGTTGAAAATAAAGATGTGGTCCAATACGAAACATACAACGGTATAGATAAAGACTTTACCAGCTATTTATAAAAGAAAAAAAAGATAAACATGTCAGTATTTTATACTTCAAATTCAAGAACTGTCGTCCAATACTACTTTGAAGAAGGTGGTGTTAATATTGATGGCACATTTTCAATAACAGCAAACGTTCAAACTGATTCTGTAGAAGTAGATCACAGTAAAACATTTCAGATACAATTAGGTTTGTTTGATTCAGATGGTGATTGCACAGTAACAATCCAACAATCGTCAGATAATCAAATGTGGGACGATTTAATGAATGCTTCAGGGATTATAATTCCACAAAATGATTCAGTTACATTTGAAGACCACTACTTTTCTGGTAGGTATCTAAGACTTAAAGTTGATTTAGGAACACTTACAGTTGGTAAATTAAAAACAATTCTAACAGAGAAATAAAAATGGGAGTAACAATAAAGATATCAGAAGAACAGGGTACTGGCAATGCTGTCGGTTCTGTTTTCACTAGAACTGGAGATGTTGTTGCCGAAAATGGTGACTACAACACAGGTCAAGTAACAGAAGTAGCAGATAAAAAATATATAACAGATGCTGAAGAGTTATTGCTTGGAAATCAATCTGGAACAAATACAGGAGATGAAACAAATACTTCTGTAAAAACTAAATATGAAGCAAATGCTGACACAAATGCTTTTACTGATTCTGAAAAAACAAAATTAGGAAGTCTTGAAAGTTCAAAGTTTGTAGGTGAATTCGTTTCTAAAACAGCTTTAGACACAGCTTACCCAACAGCACCAATTGGATCTTATGCTTATGTAGACGCAGGAGTAGGTTCTGATGTAGAGAAATACATTTGGGACAACGATGACGTTAAGTGGGTACTTCAACAAGGTGAATCAACAGCTGAAACACCAGCTTCTATAAAGACAAAATACGAGTCTAACGCTGACACTAACGCATATACTAATACTGACAAATCTAAAGTAGATAATTTAGGCCTATTGGCATCTAAAGATAAAACAGCTTTAGGTGATTACGAAAACAGGTCTATCACATCTTTAAACATTGGAGAAGAAGCTGTAAATACTGTAAATTTAGCTGACTCTGCTGTATCTAACAGTAAGATTAGTCAAATTGTATCTTATGGATTTAAAGGTAATAATACAGCTGGCCCTGGTGTTGAAGATGTTAGAACTTCAAACATTCCTATAGGAACTCCTGCTCACAATCTTAGTATTGCGGCTAATGGTTCTTTTGTTAAGAGTTTGTTGCAAATTGGATTGACAGATGGTGATAAAGTAGACCTTACAGTATCGAATAATAGTCAAGATTGGATAATTAATCCAGGTGCTATTACAAATACTAAACTTACTACTGTACCAACTCAAACTTTTAAAGGTAGAAATACAGCTGGAACAGGTAGTCCAGAGGATTTGACTGCTAGTGAAGCAAGAGCTATACTTAATGTTGAAGATGGAGCTACTGCTGATCAAACTGATTCAGAAATTAAGATTGCTTATGAAAGTAATGTTGACACAAACGCTTTCACTGATTCTGAAAAAACAAACCTTTCAAATCAGAGTGGAACAAACACAGGAGATGAAACAACTTTAACAATTCAATCTAAGAGGCCATTAAAAACAGTTGGAGGAACTAGTTTAGAGGGCATTGGTGACATTCCTTTGGCTGCAGCTGGGCAAAGTTATACAGAAGTTAATTCATACGCCTCTAACGCATTGGCAAACTTCAACAGTAATGTATTGACAACTGTTCCAGGTATGGCTGTAACTATTGATAGAGATGGGAATTACACAATAACATCAAGTATAAATATAAATGCAGATGGAAATAGAGAAGCAGAAATAGCTATTTCTATAACACCTATTTCTTCTAGAACAATTACTTTAAGAGATGGCACAACAGTAGCTGTAACAGCTGGAGTTCCATTTACATATACTGACCAAGTTTTTGGTGATCGTATGCAAAAAAACAATAATCAAACTCTGCAAAAGAAATTTAAAGCATTGGGTTTATTGATTGGTGATATTATAAACACTCAGTTAAATACAGATGGGACCAATATGGACTTATCTAATCGTATGGTTACTGGATATACTGTAAACGCAAATTAATGGAAGTAGATTGTCTAAAATGCATGAATTCTGGTTGTTGTAAACTAGCTATTTCAATTAGCAAGAAAGAATACGAAGATTTAAATAAAGAAGTTAAGAAAGAGTTCGTCAAGGAGATTGATGAATTCTTTAAAGAAAGCCCTGAGTTCATAGGGATTTTAGAAGAAAGACTTGAAGAAC